ATAGTCGTTCAGCCTCACTAGGACCCCAATGGTCAGGAATATAAACACCATTGACAAACTTATACAATTGATCTGCAAGACCTTCACATCCTAATTTAGGAAGGATTGTTAGCTTTGCAAGCTTTCGACGCTCAAGCTCTTTGTATATTTCAAGCTCAGGATCATCTTCTGCGACTAGCAACGTATGATCAAATTGATCTTCAAGTATACCCTTAAGATCTTTGAGGCCACCATAATCTGCCGCCCAATTACGAACGTCCAGATTATCTGTTCCAAAATAAAACTTCATAGAGAAGCTGTATCCATGAATCAAGTTGCAATGACTATCCGCCCTCCATTGACGATACGCACAAGGAAAAGAGTCGTGATACTCCTTCGTTGAAACATATTTGTACTGGCGAGCTGAGCGCCAAGGATGTGTTTTGTATTCGTCTTCTGTATTCATTTTAAGTACCCATTGTGTTACCCCAGATGTGGACGTGCACTCGTGAGGTATAGTTGTAACCACGCTTAAATGCCTCTGTGGCAATATGCGCTTCGCCGATATAACCAGCTTCGGTTCCTTTTTGAGCCTCAAGTGTTGCACCAACACCCATCACCCACACAGGATATGTCACGCCTGCTTCACGGAACTTAGCTAAAGTTAATTCTAGCTCGTTCCATGATTCTACTGTCCCGTTAACGACAAACTTCAATTGACCGTTAGGGGATAAATTCTCATAACTCTTTACTACCTGAGGACAGATAGCATCTTCTGGCTTTTCACCTGATGTTGTAAAAAGTTTAGGTGATACAGAGAAGAACACTTCTCCTGGATACGCTACACCAAAGTAATTAGCAAACTCTGGTGTTATCGCTTGGGTACCATTTGTTTCCCATGTCATATACAAAGGAAAGTCACCTTCTGTTGCAAAATGATCTATAATATCTATAGCAGCAAGTTGAGCGTGCTTCATCATTGGCTCTCCACCAGTGAAACACATATGCTGCATAGTACCATCAGGCTTATTAAAGTTACCCTCTGGATTTGTAGGGTGATACATTGACTGACGAATACGGTCACACACCTCTTCTGCTGTATGCTTATGCTGAAGATGCTTAAACTTAGCAGACCAAGAATAGGAAGAATCACATCCATACTTCCATACAGGAAGATCTTCTAGTTTCTTTATATCTTCTATCTTGATTTCTTTATACGGAAGAACATATGTGGATGGGTCAGTAGGATCCTTCTGACCAAACCCGTCACATTGAAGATTGCATAGAAAGAATCTTAACCATGCTGTGGGACGTCCTGTATAATGACCCTCACCTTGAATAGAGTGAAAGATTTCGCTGTATGCAATTTTAGACATTCTTCATTCTCAACTGTTCATTAATCTTGAGTACACTATCCCAGAAACCTCGGTTTGGTCCAACAGTGTTCAAACATCTTAGATCTTTTGGTAAACAATGTCCACCAAATCCAAACCCGTGTTCACCCGGAACTTGTAAATGACCAGGACCAACACGAACATCAGCAGCAACACCTTGACGAACTTTCTCATAATCAGCACCGTAGTAATTGCATGTCTCGTACATGATATTTGCATATACCACCTTCATTGCTAGACCAGCATTCTGGTGCAACTTGATAAGAGCACTCTCTTCAAGTGTAACAAAATGGAGTTGATCAGATGTACCATAACCGTGACTGATCAACCAGTTACCAAACGGAGCTGTCAATTCTTTATCACCACCTAACACTAGGATCCAAGGTGTATCAAGATAATTATCATCTCCCTGTTTCATAAACTCGGGGAAGTGAATCATTTTTAATTTGGGGAATTGATTCTTCCACGTAGAAAGGAATACAGGAGATACCGTACAACGGATAGCTACCGTGCCTGCAAAGTTGTCTTCTGCTAAAGTAGATAAGCAACTATAGATTGCCTCGTGATCAAATGGTCCACTCTCTAAAGACGATACACAAATAAAAGCAATATTGTATTTGCTAAAATTATTAACAACATATCCTTTGAAAGGATCATGGAAATCGGCTTCTGTCTTCAATGTAAGATCAGTTGCCATACCGACCTTACCTCTACCAAATATAACTACACTCATACTGTATCCTTTTGATCTCGCTTCAATTGTCTTTCTGTTTGTTTCTTTTTACGTATGGCACGCTCTACATGCATCTTGTTAGCCTTCTGAGTATACATTATTCCATTCAAATGGTCAAGCTCATGGAGAAAATATCGAGCTGTCAGTCCATCAAACGTTTCCGTTTTAACGTTTCCGTTAGGCTCAACATAACGAACTTTTATCTTTTTTGCTCTTTTAACAGGAACAACCAAGTGAGCAAAGGTCATACACATTTCATCAAGTAGTAGTTCTTCGCTTGATACATCAACGACGCGCGGGTTAAAACATACTATACCAGGTTGGGCTCTCAATGCAAACACTCTATAGGGCAACCCTACCTGAGGTGCAGATAACCCCAAATACTTTGTTGACATCAGGGTCTCGTAAAGATCTTTTGCTAGTTGAACAGGATCTGTAGGAGGATCACTAAAATTAAACTGCTCAGTCACCTGATTGAGGATTGGACTGTCCGGTCTTACATGCTTAAGAATCATAATGTAACCATTCTACTAAAGTTCTTTTGTTTCTCAAATTTCAATACGCGTTCAAATTTGTCCAAGTACACATCGGTCTTATGTGATATAACAAACACGTTATTACCTTCTGTAATTGTTTGTAAGATCTTTAAAAGCTCTTCGTTGCCTTGCGAGTCCAATGAGCCGTCAAATACTTCATCCAAGATTAGCAAATTGGTACTTGCACTGTTACGAAGCTTTGCTATAGATCGCCATGTAAACAACAACGCAAGATCTATACGTGACTTTTCACCCTCACTAAAAGACGCGTAACTAAACTCGTCTCTAAACCGCGACTTGATTGTTTCTTCAAAGTTTTCATTCAGTTCAAAGTTAACAAAGAAATCCATTGCAGCCAAATACTTATTAATCAATTTGTTGATTACAGGTATATATTGGCGAATTATTTTTGTTTTTATTCCTGCATCCTTGAGAAGGACACTTGCAACATCAAAAATCTGTCTGTCTTCAACTAACTGCTTCAAAGTATCATTCGAGGCACTTAAGCTTGCTTTAAGCTCCTTCAATCGATCCTTATTAGTATCTACTTTTGTTGCTTGTACGATATTGTCTAATTCAGACTCAATGTTGCTAATAAAGTTAGTCCATGCGTTGGATTGTACTTGGTTAGTATTAACTTGTTGTTGCTTTGAGGTGATCAACTCTAACGTTGATGTGATCTCTGTAAGTCTTTGATTTAAACGTACGATCTCTTCTGTTAACTTTACCTTACCCTCTTCAATTTCTGCAAGCTGTTGACTGGCACGCTCGACGACAGTAGTTTTATGATCGCCTGATATTCCTTGTCTGCATGTTGGGCAATCATGGTTGTTTGCAAAGAACTCTGCGTCCTTTTCTATCAATGCTGCTCTTACATTAATCTGTCTTGCGAGATGTGTCACCTTTTCATATCTAGATTGCACTTTTGGTTGATCAGCTATCGTTGTATTTAAATCTGTTATTTCTTGTAACAATAATGAAGTGCTTGCATTGACATCATGCACCATCTTTGTATAGAAAGAAATTTGTTCTGTCTTTTGCTTAACAACACTCTCTTGGCTTTGCTGTATTTCATTAAGATGAGAATTTTCCATCTCAATCTTTTCCTCAACACCTTGTATCTTATATGTGACATCGATGATATCATTTTTATTTTGAGCTACCTTTTCTTTTAACAACGTGTTCATTGTTGTAAAGATTTGAATGTCTAATAAATCCTCAATTACCTCTCTTCGTGTTGCTGCAGCAAGTTGCATGAAAGGAATAAACGAAGCACTACCAAGTACAACTATTTGAGAGAAGGATTTGTGATTTATTTTTAGGATTTGCTTGTCAAGTACATCTTGGTAGTCAGACGCTGCAGCGTCCGCATTAATTAATGCTCCGTCCATGTAAATCTCAAACACCGTTGGCTTTGAGCCACGCTTAACCAGATAGTTTTTATTGCCAACAGCAAACTCACACTCAACCAACAATCCTTTATTATTGATTGAATTGATCAACTGACCTTTGTTTACTTTACGAAAAGGCTTGCCAAATAGAGCAAACGATAAAGCGTCGAGAATAGTTGATTTACCTGCCCCGTTCTCACCCACAATAAGATTATTGTTATGTGTATTGAGCGATACTTCTGTAAATATATTACCAGTACTTAATAGATTTTTCCAACGTAGCGTTTTGAATACGATCAATTATTACTCCACGCTCATTGCTTCTTCATATAATGATAGCATCAAGGTTTCTAATTTCTTCTTACCGACTATGTCCATTTGGTTGACGTACTTGGTAAGGATGGTTCTTGTGTCCTCGGCTTCACTGATAATGTCACTATCATCAGTACTATCCATATGAAAATGATCATCAACAACTTGTACATTGTACACACCAGCTTTTTCAAGTTTATCTACAAACATATCGAAACAATATGGGTTAGTTTTATTTCTTACAATTAACTTTACAAATGTTTCACTATACACATTAAAATCTATGTTGACAACTTCACTTATTTGTTTGTCGGTATCATCGTAGTGTAATTTGTGAAAGATGTTATAAGGATTAGGAACAAATGTTAGCTCACGTGTATCTGTATCAAATACATGGAAACCTTTTTGGTCTCCATAATCAGACCATGTCATTTCGTATGGTGTTCCGAGATAGTGAATGTTGCCAACTTTTGATTGGTGGTGGAAGTGACCAGACCACACCGATTCAAAGTTACTGAATACATCTTTTGTTGTACCACCTTGATGTATAGCACCTTTATACATCTCAAACCCATCAATCTCTAAATGACCAATCACATGAGTTGCTTTCGTGTTTACGATTGCATCTCTAATTTGTTGGTCGTTATCCTCACACCACCACGGTACCAGTAAAAAGGTAACTCCCCCAAGCTCCGTCTCCCACGGTGAGCTAATAGCACGAATTGAATCATACTCTCGAAGCAAGAGGTCGGGGGAGTTTACATTATTGGTGTTCTTGAAGTATGTGTCGTGATTACCAACTAAAGCAATTGTGTTGTATGCATTTGCTCTATCAAAAAAATACTTACGACTTTGTTGGAGTGAGTTAAAGTTGATATACTTTCGTCTATCAAATACATCACCCAACTGAATAATGTGAGTAACTTCGTTTTGTTCTAAGTATGGAAAGAATATATCATTATAAAATTTAGCAAAGAATTTATGGAAGTGCGGACTATCGTTCCGTGCTCCAAAATGTGTATCACCTAGTAAGCATACTTTCATTATCATCCTCTATAAAAGCCTCAACACCTTTTTTACGCTTAACTTTTTTCTTGTCAATATTTTCTTCAAATGCTTTGATAAAGTCTGAAATGTTTTCTGTATCAAACTCCATTGCATTTACATTGAACTCTCCATCCTCTCCTTGCTGAACAAGTTCATTGAATAACATACTGTGTTCAGACGTCTTATGTTTTATATAGACTTGCTTCTTCTCTTTTTGAATGCGACGAAGAAAAGCGTAGTATATAATCTGAGTAAAATAAGCAAATGGATTATCGGATTTAGCAGGATCAAAATTGTCGAAATAGCTGATACAGTTTTCAATTCCATCACTTATCATTTCATCACGGTAGGAGTAGTTTATAAAGTTAGGCTTGGTAGCTAGCCGCTGAGCAATGAGAAGAATACACTCACCGACATAATTAGGTATCTGTGGCTTATCGGTACCATCTTCTTTAGCTTGCTTTACACTGGCTTTATAATCAAGTATCGTAGCATATAGCTGTTTGTTATCAACGTAATTTGCCATATTAGTTAACCGGTGTATCGTCAGTAGGCATCATTTCAAGAATCCTTTTCATTTGTTGTTCCTTGTTCGTACTTTCAGAATCTATAAGTGACTCAAATTCTGCATCAATCTGCTTTTCAAGTTCATCAAAATAATAATCCACCACAGTGTAGTAATAATTGGCAAACGAGTCTCTCGCTTCAACATTGTTAATAATATCCGAACGATTAAAAACAATTACATCACTCTTTGAAAACATTACATATCTTACAAAAGATACGGATGGAGTAGCACCGACAAAATACCGATAATTGATTTGCAAAGGCTTTGACAATGAAATGATATCCTTGTATGAATCAACAAGTTCACCAACTATCTCTATTCCGTTATTGAGCTTTATTATAGTGATCATTAAAATCCTTATAGCGTAATAGTGTAAATTTTATATTCAAACTTTTCTTGGTTGTACATTTGGACGCGTTCTGAAAAATGACGGATAGTGTGGTTCTGAAAAGACTTCCATGATATATCATCAGCTATATCGTAAAGCACTGCATGCGTCTTTTCTTCACTTGTCCTCAAACCTCTACCAATCGATTGAAGAACTCTGATACGAGACTTACTAGGACTTCCAAATATAACATTATGCAAGTTAGGAATATTGATACCTGTTGAAAACGTCTTATAAGATGCAACAACGGCAGCATTATTACTCTTCTCAACTAACTTACGAATTTCTTCCCTCTCTTCACCCTCTACCTTACCATAGACAAGATAGACTTCTCTATCTGGATCGTATGCTTTAATCATGTCGTATAGCATTTTACCATGCTGCACATAATTAAACAACAGTAATGTGTTAGTATTCAACGAATTAGTAAGATTACTAATGAATTTATTTCTTGCCCCATTTAAGATAAGATGATTGAGCTCGTCTGGATATGATGGCTTTGTCTTAGCAAACAACTTACGTGTATCCTCATTGTAACTGAGAACAAGTGATTTAATCCTAAGAGATGCAACTGTACCCTGCTCCATCAACTCAGAGGTAGTTGTTACTTGCTTAACTGCTCCAAACAACCCTTCGAGTACCAACTTATTTGTATTGGTACCATCAAGTGTACCTGTAAAGCCAAACCTATACTCACACTTTGTCATCTTTTCCATGATATCAACAAGACTCTTTGCTTTAAATTGGTGTGCCTCATCACCAATAACAACGCCATATGTGTCAAACCAATTACTGGGGAGCTTGTATACACTCTGCCATGTTGTTACGACAAAGAATGCTGTATCTGTTACTTTTTCCTGACCTGCATATATCTTATGAATTAGTTCGGGTGGACAACCATAATCAACAAAGTCTGATGCCATCTGATGAACAAGACTTGTAGTGGGAACAACTATCAAAATCTTTTTTGAAACAAAGTATGTGGCAAGTAGGTAGATGATTAACGACTTACCTGATGCTGTCGGTGAGAGAAGGACGGTACGCTTCCTTCTGACAGCATGTACAAAAGCATCTAATTGATAATCACGAACCTCAAACGGTAGATCAATATTTTTAATAAACTGTTTCGCTTCAACGATAGAAAAGCTTCTCTCACTAAAGTCTTCCACATTATCATACTCGAGATTGTATTCGCGTTCTTTTGCAAACAATTTAACTTGATCTATCAAACCAGCATACAGCGTACCACGCATCAAATGGAAAAGACGGATCTTGCCATCCCACAATTTATTTTTGTATGCTGGCGAAAACTTTGCACCAGGAACATTAAATGTGAAGTACTCGCTCAACTCATATGCTATACTGCTGTCACAATGAAGCTTTAAGTGAACATTATTAAATTTAGTTACACGGATTGTATCCGTCATCCACCTACCTTAAATCTTTCCCAGTCGATTGCATTCTTTATCAGAAACCCTCGATTGGTTATTGTCTTAATTGCTGACTCGAGAAAAGAAGCTTTCTGCTTTTGTATATCTATCTTTGCTTGAATACGCTGTAAATCTTCATCAGAGTCAATGTAGATTGAGAGATCTTGTTTTAAGATTCTCAGCGGATTGGGATCCCATCCTTTTTTGGCAAGCGTCTCTTGATCGAGAACTCCCATGTAGTACTCATACTTTAAACGATACAAAGACTTGTACTCTTGCTCAAAAGCTTTTAATTGTAGTACTTCTTGAACGTATAGTTTATAATACTTGTGATGCAGTAAAGGGGTCTTTAAACTCTCCGCACCCAATTCACTGCCAACCAGTTGCGAGTCTTGTGCCCACAAATCCATAATATCATCAAATTTCATATCATCCCAAAGCTTTTATATCAAACCTTCTACTAGCAAAAGATACAGTAGCAGTAGCGTACTGAACATCCACAGATGTACTATCAAACTCTATGGATGAAAGGTCAACAGGAAAGCAATCATAAAAAGTTATTTCTAGGTTTGGGTTCATGGCACTTGATAAAACCACAAGCGTAATGTCTGAATAAATTCCGTCACCTGTTGTTACCCCTGCCCCAGCAATGTTACCATACTGTGCAAAGTTATCAGGAAAGCCAATACCCTTCAACCAATCATAGAGCTCGATATAATTTTTCATATCTTCGTCTATCTTGAATGTTGCTTGGAGATACCCATAAGTTAGCTTTGTACCAGGCAGAGGAATCTTGGAGAACGGTGTTTCTACATCAGCTGTACCTAATGATACCTGAGGAATATTTACACTCTGTACAAAGTAATTAACTGTTGGTGTTTTCTTAATCTGGAGTTTGAAGCCAAGAGGAGAAAGAAAACTTTGATTGATTGGTTGATTGTCTAATACACTCATTTGTCACTCCTGTTTCCTATTTATCCAATAAAAAAAGGCCCTCCGAAGAGAGCCTTTTAAAGAAACATACTGTCTTGTTATTATTATTACAGTAGGTTTGTAACCAAAGTACGACGGTAGTAAACGTTACTATCTTTTACAATAGCACCGGCACCGCGTGTGATACCTTGAGCAAATGGGTTCGCAACCATGCCGTAGCGAGTTTTGAAACCAATCTTTGGTGCGAAGCTGTCTTGATCGACAGCACGAACCATTTGTAGAGGAACGTATGGGCAATAGAATAGACCAGCATCAAATGCGCTCGAACCTTTGTAACCAATAACCATGTAGTTACCAGTTGCATATGGATCGATATACACCTTCATGCGACCATTCAGAACACCAGCGAATGTGTTGCCTGTATCGTCAACTTGCAGGTTGTTGCTGTTCAGAGCAGGAGTGTAGTCCAGAACACCAGCCATTTGTAATGCAGATGCTACATCTGAAGAACAAACGATGATGTTACCTTTGCCACGACGTGTGTCTTTAGCAATTTGATTAGCTTCACGTTCGATTTGGAACATTAGGCCTTTGAACTTCTCAACTGACCAACGACCGTTAGCATCAACGTCTAAGTCGAAGATACCAGCTGTAGTTGTACCTGTATCGCAACCTTGTTTAGCTGATACGGCAATCGTACGAACAACTTCACGGTTGATTTCAGCAAGGATCTCACCAGTCAGAATGTTTGACAATTCTGTTTCAGCGTCTAGACCATGAATTGCTTTCAGGTCTTGTGCCAATTCCATTGTGTATTCTGCTTTTAGAGCACGTGATTGAGCAGTTACAGTAACTTTCTCAATTGTGAAGCCCATTTGTGGGAAAGCAGTATTGCTTGTTGTTCCCAAAGCTTCGGCTTGTGCTGTTGACATACCACCAGCGTAGTTGTACACGCCAGTAGAAGCCAAGTTGATTGTCTGTGCAGTAGTACCAGGAACTGTACCAACTTGCTTCAGACCAATTGTGTTGGCACCAGAAACAACAGATGAGAACTCGGTGTTAACTTCGTTGTAGAATGTTTCTGCAACGTTTGCAGAAGTTGTATTGCCATACTGTGCGCGCATAGCAAAGATCAAGCCTGTTGGGCCTGTCATTGGCTGTACACCGCAGATGTCATAAGCGATCAGGTTAGGCATTGCACGACGAACCAGGCTAATAAGCACAGGGTCGAAAGTTGCAATATTACCAGCGCCACCGGAAACACCGCTGTTAATAGGAACAGGTGACTCAGACAGATACTGGCTACCAGCGGACTGGTTGCTTGCTTCCATCAGAGCTTTTTCTGTGTTCTCAAGCAATGTAGCAATAACGCTACGCTTGTGAACGTCCTTGATAGGACTTAGGTCTTCGTGGTTCAGTACTGGAGCCCACTTTTGTTGAATTTCTTCATTAAGGTACATTTTCTCTATCCCCTTCTTGGTTTAGTTAATTGGAATGTTATATTTATATTTGCTTATTTTTTAACCGTTCTGGAAATAGCTTGTGCATAAAATGACACAGGGCTATTTACAGTTGCTTTTTGTGGTTCAGCATTATCTTCATCGAGTTGCTCGAGTAGATTTTGCTTGCCAGACTTCTCAGCAGGGAAATAGTTTTCCTTAACGAGTTCTAGTTTCTTACGATAATTTTCAGATGAATCAAATTGAACACCTTCTGCAAGGGCAACTAGTTTTTCTGCTTGTGTAGCAGCAAGTCCTTCTGTCACATC